GCCGGTTTGCGTGCGGCGAGCTCGAAGGTGCCCGCCCCCCCGGGCCCGGCGACGCGGGTGTGGTGGCGGGCGGGGGGGGGCGGGGGGGGGGGGGACGGGGGGGGGGGGGGGGGGGTGGGGGGCGGGGGCGGGGGGGTGGGCGGCTTGGTCTGTCATGTCGGCATACTCGGGGGCGGGGGCTGCTGTTGTGGGGGCTGCTGTTGCGGGGGCTGTTGTGGCGGGGCGGCTCCAGGCACGCCGGCACCTGGCTCGTTCGTCATCGTCCCGGGGCCAGGGGGAGCTCCTTGACCCCCGCCGGCGACCAGACCCGCTTGCTTCTGCGCGGCCATTTGTTGCAGTTGGGCTTGGTTCGCTTGGTACGCGGCTGTGCGCTGCTGCAATGCGTCGAGCTCGACCATGTAGCGCCGGAAGTTGTTCAGGGCCTTTTCGGGCGCGCCTTCTCGTCGTGCGCGTAGATAGGCACCCTGAATCATGGGGCGTGCGCGTACGAAATCCATGAACGGCTCGGGAGTCTCGTAGTCACCGTCCTCGAGGAGTTCGATCACCGCCTCGATGTCGTTCAGTGGGGCGTCGCGGCGGTCGGTGAAGGCCTGCAAATCGGGGAAGTCCAGCAGTTTCATCGCTTCCGCCGGGTCAATGAGCTGGCCACCCATCATCTGCATGACGCGCTCTTGCTTCGCCGCGGGGGAGCGTGGGAAGGAGGACGCCGGGTAGATTTCTATGATTAGGTCGTCGCGTGGGATGGAAACGTCGTCCCACTTGATTTTCGCCATATCGCTACCGACAGGCGCGTTGACCACCAGGTCCGGAACGCTGGCGTCTTCGGCGATTTCCTTGGCCAGCGCTATGATGTGCTCGGCGTATCCAATCGCCACCACTCTTTCGCGACGCTTGCCCTGGTCTTGAAAGCGCACCGTCCCAATGTCGTGGTACTCTTGGAGCGCTACCCCGCTGTTGAGACCCGCGGGCTTCTGTGACGCCGCTGAGAGCTGCGAGATGCCTGTGATTTCGTAGCTGTAATCAATGAGCCGTTGGAGGTGCTCGTAGATTTCTGGGTTGACGGTTCTGTGACTGACAACCGTCGGCGGAATGTCGCCGTTGTAGTCGAGGATGAGGCCAGGAACGTTTTGGATTTGCGAAGGGTTGACCCTGGAGCCAACTGGTCGGAGAATCCATGGGACCGCCAATAGGTGATGCGCATCTTGGATCTTCTTTAGCAGCCTGTTGATTTCAATTTGCAGCCCGGTCAGGTCGTCGGCAATCCCCTTGCCCCAATAGCCAACCATAGGCTTTTTCCACACAAGCTTGGAAACCGGCGGAATTTGTCGCGGGTAGGGCGCATCGTTGATCATGCCATCTTGGACGCACGTAACGAATCTCCCGTCCCCTGCCCCCGGCGCTGATTCAAGGTGCCACGCCATAACCACTTGGATTTGGTCGCGTTGAAAATTGTAGGTCGACGTCGTGTAGGCTGGATCTTCCACCGCGTCCGTATGCGCGATAATGTCTTGAGCCCCCGGGACGTCTTGGTACATGCCCATGAGCACGGCACGGTCGACGTATTTTACCCGGAAGTGCTCCTGTGGTTCCCCGTACAGAGATTGCTTGGGGTCCACAAACCACTCGCCAGGGAAGACGCGTTCGGCGCAAATTCGATTGCCGATGCGATAGAAATAGACCAACCCGGTGCCGAACACACAGGAGTCGCGGACTTGGTCCAACGACTTCTCCTCGAGGTCCAGGTTGTAAAACATCCCGTCCATGAACTGCTGCAGACGCTTGGCCCGGCGCTGCTGCATGTAGTCACCCCCCGACGTGAGGAAACGCGGCCTGGGCATGCTCATCGCCATTTTGGAGACGTAGGTGTCGATGTTCGACGCGATGACGTTCAACGACAGGCGGTCGGAAGCGCGGAATGGGTTGTTGGGGAGCCGGTTGTACGAGTACGGGCCATAACCCTCGACGCTGTTCCCACCGTACAGGCGCATGTTCCTGATGATGGTGTCGCGCTTGTCGTTGTAATTGTCTTGAAGGTAGGTCAGCACCTCCCACGTAGCCATTGCTACATCGCGCGGGGTGGTGAGCTCATACCACGGCGTTTCGGGCATCTTGGAGTAGTCAAGACGCTTCCCGGAACGCTGCTCAAGAATATGGGGTTCGGCTGCCAATGGGCGCTTTCGTGACTGCGGGGGTCGCGGTCACGCAGCGCAGGCTGCCGGCCTAGGTGACGCCAGCGGGCGATCCAAGGTCCAACAAGAATCTACCCTAGGGCGTACAACGCATCAAATCAGCCACAGGAGTAAAACATCATTTTTTCGCGTTCCTCGGGCGTTTCATCTTCGATTGCTTTCAGCGTTCCCTCAGGTGTCCGACCCAACTCGACGCTCGGAGGTCGCTCTAGAGGCACGCGGAAATCGGCCTTTACCCACGCGCCATCGAGCGTTACTTCGAGTCTAGACAGGCCAAACTGTTGCGCTACAGCGAAAATAGGCGCCAGCGTTTCAGCCGTTATCCCGACCGCGTTCTTGGCTGGAGAGCTCGGGGGAGTCGGCTTCGGTGCGGTTTTCTTTGTTGTCATTTTCCTCTTCCATCTGCTTTACCAACGATAATAAGCGGTCATTCGCGATGACTTGGAGCCTGTACAGCGAAGTCATCTGTTCGGTGGTCGGGTTCGGTGGTCGCGTGGTCGCGTGCCCCAATCGAGCGATCATGGCCCGCGTGATGAGTACGTCTGTCGCCTGCTGCAAACGGAATAGGTCGCTGATTGTCGTCATCCGAAGCCAAAATCTTCCTCTGCCGGGTCGTCGCGCGGGGGCGTCGGCCACTGCAATTCGTCGTCCTGCGCGTCCTTCTCGCCATCCGGGCGGGCGCCTGGCTGTTGGTGGAGGGACACCTGCTGTTGGAATAGATACTCCTCGTATTTGGGATCGTGCATCGCTGGAACCTCGTTGGGCCGGCGCTCGTTCACCCAGTGATATGCCCTTCTCCACGCGTAAAGCATCGCATCCGCCAGATGGTCATCGCATCCCTCTGCAATCTTGCGGACGTCCGAGCGGAACTTCATCGGTGCCCACTGGAGCGTTCTCAACTCTTCAAACAGATCGTTAAGTTTGCCGTCAAAGCTCAGTTTTTGGGTGCGTAAATCGCTGTTTAATAGCTCTATTGCTGCATTTTTTTTGACCTTCTCGGCAGCCTCAATCGGCAGCGCGTGTCGGCGTCGCATCTCCTCGACCAGCGTCTTGCCCAATCCGCCGGTGTCACAGACGATCGCATCAGGCTCGTATCGTGTTGCGAAATCCCGCACATGTTGGGCGATTTCGAACACGGTTAGTTCCTTTTCTTTCCACGCCTCGACGACCCATATTTTTTCCGTGTGATGACGATGAAACCCCAAAACCACGATGGCGGTGTCGTCCTTCCACCCCAAATCGATCCCCACCACGTACGCGTCGATCGTATCCGGCGGTTCTTCGATGTTCCGCGACGGAACGAACTCGTAAACCAGGTTGGATCCGTCAAAGCACCACTCGCCCAAAATCTCGCGGCGGAATGCGGGCGTCGTCCAGTCCCACCCGTTTTCCTTCAAAATGGCCGTAATCTCGGATTCGGCGTCCTTGATGTACGGGTTGTCGCGCATGTCCCACGCGAACACTTTGAACGCGCTTCCCGGCAGACACGCGTCGTGAAATGGGCCCAAACAACTTGCGTTTGGTGTGCCGATCATCCACAGGCCGCCGAGGGTGTCGATCAGGGCTGGGCGGATGGCCTCCCTGTATAAGGTGGTCAGCACCGCCGGCCGGAATGTCCCCGCTTCGTCGACGATGACCACTGGATGATGGTCGCCGCGTACCTTTTCAGTCTCATCTATTTTGTCGACGCCGATCAGGCCGATTTGCGAGCCGTTCGGGCATGACACAACTTTGGTGGTCTCATTGAATTTCAGACCTAGATTCCAATTGAGATTATCCCGCCGAAGTTCGCGCCACATCACGCGCGCAGCAGCGCAAGTTGCGGTCCTTTCGAAGATTGGTATGAAGTCGCCTGGATTAGTCGCCGCGGCGTGTAGGGCTACCACTCGCCCAAGGTGCGTCTTGCCAGCCCGTCGACCGGAATGGGCCGCCTTGAAACGAGCCGGGTGCTTGAACATCTTCGCTTGGACCGGTGTCAGGCTGTCTACGTACTGTTGCACCGCAATCGGGAATTGGTTCCTCCGCTGGTACTCCTTGATCAGACGGTTTGTGTTGCGAGCCATGGACCTCCTTCACTAGTCCCAAGTTGGCTTCGGGGATGGTTTCCCACGCGTGCGGGTCGGCGACGGACATCACGACGACTCCAGACACGCCGCGAAACAACCGGATCTCGTCGGTCGCCTCAACACTGCGGCACACCCTGCCCAGGGTCTGAAAATGCATGGGCCGCAGGAGTTGTACCCGCACGACTCGGGGTTCCGCCACGTACCGGGTACAGGGGTCGGGGGTCGGCGTAGTAGTCATAAGAGGTTCCACAGCAAAGCGTAGGGGTTGTATCTCACGGCCTTGCCTCGGGGTAGTCGGCGCCAGGCGCGCGTGGTGTGGGTGCACTCAATCGGTCCGTCGGGGTGACCGTCGATCAGGTCGTCAAGCAGGACATGCGACAACCCGTAACCGCGAAGGTTGGACTTCACTGCGAGGTAGTGGATCAGCGTGCCGCCTTCGATCCGCGGGCACCCGCAAATGAAGCCGAAGTAGACCCCCGGGTCGGCCCTGTGCACGAGAAGCAAGGTCACGGTCGCCGTCGCACCCATGATCGCGTCAATGAGACGTGCCTGGTTCCGATCATAGTCGCCCTTGCCGCCAGCCAACGCCCACCCGCCTTCCGCGCGCAAGGAACCGATCCACATGGGCCGAATCCACTTCATCGCCTCGTCGCGGGGAACGCCATCGTCGGCGTAGGCACCCTGCATCTGCACCACGCCGTATTCGTCCGCGCTTGGCCTAGTGGGACGGCAGGGTTTTATTGGCTTGCCTGAGGGTGGCGATGACGTCGGGGTCGGCAAGCATCCGTTCTCTGAGCTGGTCACTCGACATTTCTCCCAATCCGTCAGCCGCTTCCGCCACAGCCCTACATTTAAGGGTCAGCAGCAACGCTTCAGCCATCATCTTCATGGTTCGTTCGACCCCATGCACAGGGTCCGGACCGCCTGCACGAGCGCGCACCGAATTCCTCAGACGGTGCACCTCGTCCTTAATGATGTCCTGCATTTCATCGAGTATCTCATCTATTGGAGACACGATGACAAAGTCGGCGCCCATCGGTCGGCGGTCCTCTCGTTATGTCGTGTTATACCAGGAATTCAGGCGGTGGCGGCGGGTGGTGGGAAAGCGGTTTGAGCGGGGGGGGGGCTCACCGCTTCATTCGGGATCGCGCCATTCGCTGGAACTGGGGTGGTGGTATCCCTCGGGCGGATAGTCTCCCAAACGTATTGCATCGCCAAATAGCGGCGGTCGGCGGGGACTTTGGAGAGTGAGTTGACGGCCTGAACGATGAACCTAAAATCTTTCATTACGGTATCTTTCAAAACTCAAGCCCGGGGGGCGTCAATTGAACTGGGGGAATTCAACTGGGGACACCGCCCCGGGCCGAAATCATTAGTACTTGCTCTTGCTCTTGCCTTCGGTCCCGGCGCTGCGATTGCCGAATCCCATCCCGTATGTGGACGCCTTGTTGTGCGAATACGCTGCCCCGTGGCTACCCATCGAGTAGCCACCGCGATGGTTCTCGCCGCCCATGGTATAGCCGGGGCCCTCGGTTGGCTTGCTCCGGAATGTAGGTTCCCCGGGGGTACTGTATTTACTGTTGATCAGCTCTTTGTTCGCGTGCAAGTAGTCGCCTGGCGTCATGACTGTTCCCTTTCACTGCGTCCGTCGACGCGGAATCTTCTGGGCGACTTTGTGCGGTGCGTCACTTCTTCTTTTTCGGTTTGCGTTTGACAGCATACGCCGCGGCCACGGATTGGTTAGCCGGCTTACCACTGGCTACCATCTCTTTAACGTTCCTCTTGAACGCTTTTTTGGACTTCCCTTTGTCTAGTGGCATTGGATACCTATCTTACGGCGCTGTCAGAATTACCGGGCGGTATGCCGATTGGGCTTCTAGCCGTTCGCGCAACGCAATCCCGATAGCCGCACTCTGATCGGCACGACCGAAAAATCGACCGACGGACACCAGGCAGGTCCCACACTTAGGACCTCCGCGGGTAGGGGCTGAACAAATTGAGCATGTTCCGATTGGGTGCATGTATCTTTGATGATACATCTGTTCAGTCTTGTCTAGTCTTCCGAGCGACTTTTCCAACGATTTCTACGGCGTTTGTGTCCTCTGCAAAGCGGGCGGCGAGATGGAACGCAACGTCGTGAGCTTGGGGAAGGACGTCTTTGCTGCCTGGAGCTGCCTCCGGTGCGGGTTCGCGGGCGGCGATAACGAGGCGATGCCGCTAGCCTGGGCGCTCCGATTCTACCTGCTCAGGATGAAAGAATCGTGGAATGGATATGGCGATGTACCGCCGATGGATCGGGACAAGCACGCCGAACAAGTCCAAGCGAAACGGGATGCGCTAGCGCTGTTGGAGGGCCTAGGTGTCAAAATTAGACCCCTACACAAGAGCGCGCAGGGTGCTGGCGAAAGCGTGGACGGACTGGCCGATGGACCGCGCGTACCAGACCAAAGGGACTTCGGTACCGCGTTCGGCAGACCCAGGCCCAAGAAGACGAAGCAGAATAAAGCCGGTCGTAAGTACGGCGGATATTGAGCCGCTGGGATATTGGGACAACAGACTGCAAGACAGGAAGTGGGACGGATGATTGAAATTATAGACGCTACGTCCATGGTGAGCCGGTCCAAGGAGTACCCACACCGCAAGGACATCAAGCGAATCTACGTCCATCACAGCGGCCGCGCAGGCAAGGAGGGCCTTGAGGGCGCCAAGAACACATCGCGCTACGTGGTCCGACACCGGGGGTTTCCTGGGCCGGCGTATCACTATTGGATACCGTTCACAGGCACGAGCATCTATCTACTGAATGACGTGTTTCGCCGGTGTTGGCACACAGGAGGGGCGGCAAACACACACGGTATCGGGGTGTGTCTGCAAGGAAACACGACGCTCAAACCCATGTCGGAATTCCAATGCGAGGCTCTCCATGACTTGCTGAAATTCCTCCGCGTCGGCCACGTTTTGTCGTCGAAAAACCCCGTCAGCTGGCACTCCGCGTCGGCAAAATACGGCGGCAAAGCGAAGGCCGCGTGTCCCGGAAGCCACGCAACGGCCTGGCTGAAAGGCTGGTGTGCAAGAATCCCCCACTCGTGAAATGTGTTAGACTCGTTACATGTGGCGCAATATCATCGATGTGGCGGCCCTGCTGCTGGAGGTGTTGCGGCTGGCGATGGGGAAGCGTCGCGGAAAACGTCGTGGCGTGGCGTTCATCTGGAAGCGTCGCAAGGAAAGGGACGACGACGATGTATAGGACGCACCTGATGGCTTTGGCAGTCGCGTTGGTTTTCCTCTTGGCCTGTTTCTTACCGGTTCGGCCGGCCCCGCATTGCTGGCCAACCGACAGCTCCACAAACACAACCTTTGACCGCGACTAGCTGCATAGCGTACTGAATCGATGCGACCTCGGGCCTCGAGATTCCCACTCAAATGCACAGGCTCGGGGTCGTCCTAGCCGCCCGCGTCCCAAGGCGGTGACCCATCCACGCGGTGTTGCTCGAAACCCTCGGATGGGGTAGCCACGGGCATGGGAATCTCGGAAGAAGAACGCATAACGTTGCTGGAAGAGCGCGCGGGCAAGGCGGACTTGGAGCTTGAAATGCACATGCAATTCGCCCGGGGCTGGCGTTTGGGCAGCGATAACAGATGCGTGGTGCTCGAGCGCAAGATGAACAAACTGGAGCTCACGATGCACGAATTGAATGGCGTCGTAGCCGTCCTGCAATTGTCGACGGATTTGGCGGCCAAGGAGAGGAGAAAAGCGGAGGATGAGGCGCTTGCGATGCGCGTGGTCGATACGCTAGGAGACGCAAAATGATAATGGTCCGTGGGCAGTACATCAGCCATATCTACTTCGCTGGCAGAGCCGGTTGCGACACGAATATCATGGCGCACCTCCAGACCATGGACCCGCCGGGGGATTCGACGGCGGAGTGGACGTTCTATTTCGGGACGCGTATCGCTATGGGAAGCAAGGACCCGTTTGACGGATCGGACCCAAAGAAGTATTGGCGGGCAACGTGGAGAATGTCGGAGGCCGCCGCGGTAGCCAAGGGAACTAAGACTGTTGAGGGGGCCGCGATGATAATCGGCATCGACATGGAGGTGGTGCCGATCCGGTCGAGCGATCCAGAGGTATTCATTCGTGAATTGGCAAACAAGAAGTGGGCGAACTTCAAGGTGGAGGAGAAGGTATGACTTCCTATCGCAAGCTCACGAAATATTACATGGAGCATCGCCCGCGTCATGGCATGGACAAGGTGCGTAGTGTCCTCCGCTCGGAATGGGCAGCTGGACCGTGGAACGAAGAGTGCGACGACTTCTATTTCACGCACCGGCGTGTGCATTGCCTCGGCTGGCGCAATCACCTGGGCGTCTGGTGCGGCTACGTCGGAGTGTGGCGGGGTCATCCGTGGTTCGGAAAGGACTACTCCGACGTCGAAATGGATGCGCCTGGGGGGCTCACGTACTCCGGGAAGCTGTACCCGAAGCCTGGGCATCCGTGGTTCTTGGGATTCGACTGCGGTCATTCCTACGATTACACACCCGGGCTGGCGACGGTCTTCGAGGCCGCTGGCGCTAGCTGCGGGCCCCCTGAGAGCGCCTACAAGACGATGCCTTACGTCATCTATTGCCTGTGCGAGATGGCGGGAGAAGTGAGGTCTGCGGCATGACGGAAAATCAAGAACATGAGGTCGCCCGAGTGTTCATAGAAGAAGTGCGCGAGAAGGGATGACTGATGGCACGACCTACTATAACTGATTTAGTAATCGCTATAATGACTGGGGTTGCGAAAGTGATGCGCGGGACGTCTCGCGACGATGGCGTGACCGCGATGCTCATGCTGCTGGCGGGAACAATCCGTGAGGGGCTCACAGATTTACCCGAGATAATGCGTGACCTAGAATGGATGGTTGAATATCTGAAGGCCGCCGAGGAAAGGGGAGTGGACAAGCCGCCGGGCGACAAGGCCTGCGTCGACAAGATGCTGGACGACCTGCGCAATGGCCGATCGATATCGGATGTGCTGAAGGACCGGGAAGAATGGAGCGATACGAAAAAATGGAACAAAGAGGCTAAGGAAGAGGCCAAGGAAGCGGACCCCGGATGAGCGACGAGGCCACCGATCCGAAGACGCCCGATCAGCACAAATTGCGGGATTTCGCGAACCGAGTCAAAGCGCTGATGGATGAGGAGGGCGTTGGCGGATGCGTTGTTCTTACATCGCAAGAATCTCACGAGTGGCTGGTCGTGATCCCAGAATGGTCCGGCATCACGGAAACCTCTGATGGCGTGCGCGTCGAACTCAGCTCCAAGAACCCCGAGCAGGCGAGCCAGACGATGGGTCTGTTGGCCGGTACTAGAGATATGTGCGGTGAGCTTGCCAGGGTCTTCGGCGATTTGTACATCAACATCAAAACCCAACTTGAACTGCAGGGCGCTGAAGTTGATCACCGGCCGTTCTCCGATATCGGTTATGGGCCTACGGGACCCCAGGGGCGGAATTGAAGTGAGCATAGACGACGCCATGGGGATATTGGTCGCGCCGTCCACTCTGGTGGCGTTCTACTTGTTGCACAGGCGTTTGAATCAACTCGAAGATGCGCATGACGTGCTCTCGCGTGCTGTAGAATTCCACCTTGACCTACATGTTGACGCCATCGAAAGGGGCTCGAGGAGAAGTGACAGACCTGCAGCCAAGAACATTGAGCACGCAGCAAATGGAGCAAGCGATGGCCCTGACGAAAAACATACACACGATGTTTGACGGCCTGGACGGGGAGGTCATTCTTGCGACGTTGACGGCCGTTCTGGACCACGGGATCAAGACGGGGATATGCGACATGACATCTTTTGTCGCTACTATGATGTTGAAGTCAGCCGTGCGCGAGGAAGCGAAGTGAGTGACTCCGAGCCACACCTGTTGACGCCCGAGGAAGCGAAGGAAGCGAAGGCGTTGGCGGAGAAAATCAACAAGATATTGGATGGCGTTCGTGGCCCTGTCGTC